TGGCTGACAAACTTATCGGCTTAGGTTGGAAGCCAACTAAGAAGACTGAGAAGGGTTCAGTGATCGTTGATGAGAGTACGTTGCAAGGCTTAAAGTTCCCAGAGGCTCAGATGATCGCTGAGTACTTTATGCTCCAAAAGCGTATCGCTCAGATTGAATCTTGGTTTTCTTTCTTAGGGGAAGACGGGAGAGTACATGGACGTGTGATTACCAATGGGGCAATTACGGGACGTGCAACGCATTCTAGTCCCAATATGGGACAAATTCCAAACTCTTCTAGTCCTTATGGTAAGGAATGTCGCCAATGCTGGACTGTTGAGGAAGGGATGGTACAGGTAGGTGTTGACTTATCTGGTATTGAGCTTAGATGTTTTGCACATTACTTGAATGATGATGATTATACAAAGGAAGTAGTTTATGGCGATGTTCATACGAGAAACCAACATGCGTTTGGCGTTGATTCAAGAAATGATGCAAAGACAGTGTTGTATGCCACCCTCTACGGTGCATCATCTTCCAAGATCGGGACAATTATTGGTGCTAATGCCAAAAGAGGGCAAACCATTATTGATAATTTTGAGCGGAGCGTACCTGCGTATGCCAAACTCAAAAAAAAGGTTGCTGCGTATGCTGCGAAAGGATGGTTACCGGGCCTTGACGGAAGAAAGCTATGGGTACGATCTGAACACAGTGCGCTCAACACTCTTCTCCAATCAGCTGGTGCTATTATCTCTAAACAATGGATTGTATGTTCTAATCGAAAACTGGCTGAAGCAAAGATTCCGTTCAAATTTATTGCATGGGTACACGATGAAATCCAAATCGAAACTGAACCGCAATACGCTGAAAAAGTTGGCACGCTCGTGGTAGAGGCTGCTAAAGAAGCTGGAGAGATCTTAAAATTTCGCTGTCCTGTAGGAGCTGAATGGAAATCGGGAAAGAATTGGTATGATTGTCATTGACATTTACTAGAATTTATGCTAAAGTTTAGGCCTTCAAGCATATAAGGAAAAGTAAATGACAGCAACATCAAACAAGGAACTTCAATATCGACATCGCAGAACTTTGAAAGGAACTATTTCAAATAAAGTAATGTCGGCTAAAAAAAGAGCAAAAAAAGACAGTCTATCTTTTAACATTACTACACCCTTCATGCACGAATTGTGGGAAAAACAACAAGGAAAGTGCGCTAGAACAGGTGTTGAAATGGGTAGAATTGGCGACAAATGGACTTCTCCTTCTATTGATCGAATTGACCCTACTAAGGGTTACGAGCAGGATAATGTTCAATGGGTCTGTTGGCGTTATAATGATGCGAAAAGTAACATGAATGATGAACAGTTTGTTGTTATGTGTTTAGCTGTCGCAGCTACTTACTTTAAGGAATGGAATGATAGACAAAACAGATAAGTTGAAATCTCAGATCATGCTGAACATAACTGATGAATCATTCACGATTCTTCACTCAGAAGATCTAGATATTCTTGATGTATACTTGGTGCTCTCAGCAGCCCTTGATTACATTGAGGATGAAGCAGAAGCTGTCTCTCGTCGAGAAGGCAGTTATTTACAGTAAGGAGAACTGTGATGACAAAAGAAGAATTTGATAGTTTGATTGAAACCCTTGTCAACAAAGACATTGAAATAACAATGAAGCTGTGGGAAGGCAAGATTGTGTATGATCTTAATACAGCAATGAAATCCCACCTGTTGCTACGTTACGATGAAGCGGATAAGGAGTGTATTTACTATGGTAGATATGATGCTACAGGCTCAGTAAGCAACTATAATAATCTTTTGCGGGAAGTAAAGGGCTGCTTGCATGGCCGAGACTTCGGTAATCAAGCATGGATAGATTTGTTAGTTGAAGAAGGTGTGTTGGAAGTAGAAGTCACTACAACACGAACATTCAAGTAACGGAAGACAGCTTGGAAAGACAAGCATTTTAATCAACGGAGCTACGGCTCAATCCAGTAAAAGGAAAAGAAAGTATGTCAAACGTCAATAGTAATAAACCAGTGAAGATCAACGGTGAGTTGTTTTGGACTAAGTGGATGGCTGAGTTCAACAAAGCATTTAACCCTGATAACGACAAGTATGAATGCACCATCGGTAACATCTCCGATGACGATGCAGCGAAGCTCACAGGTTTAGGCATTAAAGTTAAGCATAAAGATGCGATGGGTAACTTCATCGTAGCTAAGAGCAAGTACTTGTTTAAACCTACTGACGATAACCTCAAAGAAGTGAACATCGCTGACTTGGGTAACGGTTCTAAGTGCGTAGCTATCGTAGGCTCGTACACTCATCGTATGTCAGCTAAACACGGTAATGCACCTTCGATCAAGACTGTTATGGTCACTGAAGTGAAGACTTACGTGCCTGAAGCAACTACTGCGGACGATGACGCCCTCTAAGCCTAAGTTAGCTATCATTGACGCTGACATCATTTGCTACCGAGTAGGTTTCGCTAGTGATAACGTTGATGAAGCTATCTGTTTGGCTCGTGTGACTCAGTTAGTTCATGAAATTGTTTATCTAGACTTGAGATGTGATGACTACAAAGCTTACATCACAGGTAAAGGTAACTTCAGGAATGAACTAGCAGTCACTGAGCCTTACAAAGGTAATCGTAAAGATGCTAAAAGGCCAGTGCATTATGAAGCTATCAGAAACCATCTACAGAAGAACTTAGGTGCTGAACTTGTAGAAGGTCAAGAGGCTGATGATGCAGTAGCTATCGAGGCAACTTCAACAGGTGGGTGGATTGTCTCCATTGATAAAGACCTAGATCAAGTCGCAGGTTGGCATTACAACTTCGTGAAGCATGAAGAATACTACGTTACTGAGGAGCAAGGTCTTCGTAACTTATTCACTCAGGTGCTCACAGGGGATCGTATTGACAACATCATTGGCTTGAAAGGCATTGGCCCTGTGAAGGCTGAGAAGCTTTTAAAGGATTGTAAAACTGAAAGGGAATACTATGATGCTTGTCTCAAAGCTTACGATGGTAATCAACTTCGTGTCGATGAAAACTTGAACTTGCTATGGCTACGAAGAGAACCAAACCAAACGTGCCCACTTCTTTCTATCTCGTTGGGTGTCAATGGACAGTCAAGTACATAGAGGAATTGAGTGAGTACGGTAAGTGTGACTGTGCAACTCAGAAGATCTACTTACGTGCAGGAATGAACAAAGTGTTTACTGAACAAACCTTCTTTCATGAACTCGTTCACGCTATCATGTTCGCTATGGGACATACACAGCAAGATGAGGTCTTCGTAGATGCTTTCGGTCAGTTGTTACATCAGTATGAAAGAACTAAACTATGAAAGTAGCGATTGATGAAACAGAATGGTATCCTGTTTTTACTTTAGATACTGACCTAGAATGGTCTGTTGGAATTGAGGTGGACGTTGAAGCTAGTCTATTCAACGAATACACAGAACTGATGGATAAATTCGACGATATGCAAACAAAACTGAGAGAAGTATACCGTGGTAACAAGAAAAACAACAAGTAACATCAGAGCTAACGCTATCAGACACGGGTGGCGTAGTGGCTTGGAAGAGAAGGTCGCTAATGCTCTCACTGAAGCGGGTATTCCTTTTACCTATGAGAAGACCAAAGTTAAGTACATCAAACCAGCGAGTGAACATCAATATACTCCTGACTTCGTACTTGACAATGGAATTATCATCGAGACTAAAGGACTATTCACAGCGATTGACCGTCAGAAGCATATGCTAGTTAAACGACAGCATCCTCACTTAGACATTCGTTTTGTATTCTCGAATAGCAAACAACGTCTGAGTAAGTCATCTCGTACAACGTATGCGATGTGGTGCGTTAAACATGGCTATATGTATGCTGATAAGATGATTCCTGAAGATTGGCTTAAAGAAAGACGTAGGAGTGTTCACGATGGTAAGCGTATTAACAAGGAGTGAGCAATGGACGTAGAATTAGTTAAAGAGAATGATGATGGTAGTGCAGACTACAATGTTAAAATGTCTCATGAAGAACAGGCCCAGTTATTTCGATTTGCCTTTATCGAGATGCTGAAACGAGGAATTGAGGAAGGAAAACAACATGACCCAAGTAAACCTAGTGTGGGTGACACCGTCAGCGGAACAGAAGATTGCGTATATGGCCCGTGTGTCAAATCCGGCAAATCAGAACTCCGATGTATCTGCGACCAAGTTACTCAAGTACCTTATTAGGAACAAGCACTGGTCACCTTTCGAGATGGTCAATGTGTGCATGGAGATTGAAACTACTCGTGATATAGCTCGTCAGATCTTACGTCACCGTAGCTTCTCTTTCCAAGAGTTCTCGCAGCGTTACGCAGTCTCTGAAGGCTTCATTCAGAACACACAGGTACGATTACAGGACGAGAAGAATCGTCAGAATAGTCTGTACACTGATGATCTGAGTCTTCAGTACTGGTGGGAAGGCATCCAACGTAGGATCGTAGATGAGGCTAAGTTCCTGTACGTGGCAGCTCTAGACAAAGGTATCGCTAAGGAAGTAGCTCGTAAGCTTCTCCCTGAAGGCCTTACAATGTCTAAGATGTACATGAATGGCACTCTTCGTAGCTGGTTACACTACATTGACATCCGTTGTGACGCAGCAACACAGAAGGAACATCGTGAAGTAGCGGAGCAATGTCGTGATATTATCTTCACTGAGTTTCCAACGATTAAGGAGCTATATGGCGAAGCTAGTAGTTCACTATAGACCTCCTATGTTCATCCCTGATTGGACTAAAGGGTACAAAGTGTACGTAGTAGATCATCCTCGTTTAGGGTGTAGAATGATAGAGACATCTCCAGTTGTTAAGGACTACGGTAACGGAATCTTTGAAACTGCTTATGTCGTGTATCATCCAATGGACGGAGAGTTCTATGACACTTGATGACTATTTCCACTTAATTGTA